CCATCGTTTTTTTGCAATCCCGAAATTTTGCCGACCGTTTTTTGAGGCCACCCCATGACAAAACGCAAACCCAGATCAGACTCAGCCGCATCGGCCATCGACGCGATGGTCAACGCATCAAAACCACTGCCCGACATTCCCGCGCATGTGAGGCTGGACAAAAGACACATCCCATTCTGGGACGGTATCATTCGTGCGCGTGCGCGGAGTGAGTGGATCGAGACAGATCTGGTGGTGGCCGCGCAGTTGGCACGCACGCAATACGACATCGAAAAAGAATCCGAAACTTTGGAGTCTGAGGGCAGCGTGATCGAAAACGCACGGGGCACGCCAGTGATGAATCCTCGACATGCGGTGCTTGAGCAACTGGCACGGCGCGAAATGGCGCTGATGCGTGCCTTGCGGATTACAGGCGCGGCGGCTGGAATTGATCCCCGAGACTTGGCCAAGCAGCGCAACCTGGAGCGCCAGAGCAGGGAAACCAAGGACGAATTGCTTGAAGATGACCTATTGGCCTCATGATGACAAAAAAACCTGTCAAAAAGGCCATTCTGACCCGTGGTGAGCGTGTTTGTGCATTCGTGGAACGGTTTCTTATAGTCCCCGAGGGCGATCTGATCGGCAAACCGATCAGGCTTGAGCCATTTCAGCGGCGGTTCATCTTGGAAATCTACGACAACCCACATGGCACGCGCAGGGCTTTTTTGTCAATTGCGCGTAAGAATTCCAAAACGGCCACCATTGCCTGCATTTTGCTGGCGCACATCGCTGGGCCAGAGGCCAAGCAAAACAGCCGGATCATTTCTGGTGCGATGAGCAAAGAGCAGGCAGCCGAGGTTTACAACTATGCCAGCAAGATGGTGATGATGTCGCCAGCACTGGGCGAGGTCATCAGGATTGTGCCCAGTTCAAAGAAGCTGATCGGGCTGGCGCGAAATGTCGAGTATCAGGCGGTGAGCGCAGAGGGCAAAACGGCGCATGGCAAATCGCCAGTGCTGGCCATTTTGGATGAAGTTGGCCAGGTCAAAGGGCCACAGTCTGATTTCATTGATGCGATCATCACCGGGCAGGGCGCTTATTCCGATGCGATGCTGTTTGCGATCAGCACGCAGGCCAGCAGCGATGCCGATCTGTTCAGCATTTGGCTGGATGACGCGATTCAGAGCCAAGACAAGCGAATTGTCTGCCACTTGTACGCAGCGCCCAAGGATTGCCCACTGGATGACCGTGAAGCATGGGCTTTGGCAAATCCGGCGCTCGGGAAATTCCGAAGTTTGGCCGATGTGGAAGAACAAGCTGATCGTGCGGCACGAATGCCATCATTTGAGCCGACGTTCCGCAACCTGGTGCTGAATCAGCGCGTGGAGATGGTCGCGCCCTTCATTTCTCGCGGCATTTGGCTTTTGAACAGCCAAGACCCTGATGAATCAGCGTTTTATGATGGTGAGGTGGTGGTCGGAATCGACTTATCAGGGCGAAATGACCTGACATCGATGGTGATATTGGGCGAAAAGGACGGAAAATTTCATGTGAAACCCTACTTTTGGACACCTGAAAAGGGTTTGAAAGACCGTGCCAAGCGTGATCGTTCGCCTTATGATGTGTGGGTGAGCCAAGGATTTATGCGAACAACCCCCGGTGCATCTGTGGATTATTCGTTTGTTGCGCGTGAAATGAGCGAAATATTGGCCGATTGCACGGTGAAAAAGGCCAATTTCGACCGATGGCGCTTTGATTTACTGAAAAAAGAGTTTGAGAATATTGGTTTTGACATACCATTAGAGCCATTCGGTCAAGGCTTTAAGGACATGGCCCCTGCTGTCGATCAATTAGAAACTTTGCTTTTAAATGAGCAAGTGGCGCATGGTGGGCATCCCGTTTTGACCATGTGCATGGCGAATGCTCGGATTGAGCGCGATGCGGCTGGAAACAGAAAACTGAACAAGGCCAAGGCCACAGGTAGAATCGACGGGGCGGTGGCACTTGCAATGGCAATTGCTGCGGCCATGACCAACAACGACGAGGACGATGGAGATTTTGACGATTTCCTCAGTTCACCACTTGTAATAAAACACGGCTGAAGACATGGGCACATTTTACCAATCACTGCGGCGATTCTTTGGCAATGTCGGATCGACAGGGCAACAAGAAGGCATCCAGTATGGAGAGCCATTCACCCGTGTTTACGACAACAACAAAGATTACGGCATCGACGGGGCGCTGCAAGTCAGCGCGGTTTGGGCTGCTGTTGAACTGCTGACCGACAACATCGCCTCTTTGCCCCTGTTTGTTTACAGGCGTGCCAGCGATGAGCAGGGCAACAAGACACTGGCCCGAGACACACAGCTTTGGACACTGCTGCACGAAAACCCGAATCGTCGGCACACGCCAATGGAGTTCTGGCAGTTTTCGACCATGAACTATCTGCTGCGCGGCAATGCTTATGCGCGGCTGGTGCGCAATGATGCAGGCGAAGTGATCGAGATGCTGCCATTGGCCGCAGATCAAATGGAGATCGACGTTCTGCCTGATCGGTCACTGGTTTACAAATACAGCTATGAGGGCAAGATTGTTCATTATGCTGAATCGAGCATTTGGCACTGGCGTGATAAAGGCAACGGTGTTATCGGCATGTCGCGCCTTGATTACATGCGTAATTCTGTCGGCGTGGCTATCGACGCACAAAACCACTCATCCAACGTATTCCGCAAATCTGCAAAGCGCCCTGGCGTTTTCATGATCGACAAGGTGCTGAAAGAAGAGCAGCGCGAGGCCATCCGCAAGAATTACCGTGGGCTGGTCGAGGGCAACGACGATGATCTGCTAGTGCTGGAGGCTGGCGCAAAGTTTGAGCCTTTGAGCATGTCGCCTGCTGATCTTCAATTGCTGGACACCCGCAAATTCTCGGTGGAAGACATCGCAAGGTGGTTTGGCATTTCCTCTGTGCTGATTAACGACACGGCCAAGACCACCACATTTGGCACGGGTATCAGTCAACTGATCGAGGGTTTCTACAAATTCAAACTGAGGCCAATGCTTGAAGGCTTGGAGCAGTCGCTTGAGCGCAGGGTGCTGACCCCAGCCCAGCGGCAGACTTACACTGTCGAATTCTCGCTCGACGCCATCTTGCGTGGATCGATGCTGGACAGGCTTGAGGCTGGATCTAAGGCTGTTCAAAATGGCTTGATGACCCGAAACGAGTATCGCCAGCTTGAGAATTTGCCTCGAATGGATGGCGCAGACACATTGACAGCACAAGTCAACCTCGCGCCTCTGGCAAGTCTTGGGGCATCGGCTGCTGCGCGGCCAACAGAGTAAGCCATGCCAGTGCCAACACAAGCCATGGTGGAAGAAGCAGAGCGCGGTCTTGCGTGGCGTGCTGAATATGGGCGCGGCGGCACTGAGGTCGGAGTCGCTCGGGCGCGTGATATTTCCAATCGAGTTGACCTAAGTAATGACACAATTGGGCGCATGGTGTCATATTTTGCGCGACATGAGGTGGACAAAGAGGCGCAAGGGTTCAGACCCGGCGAGGATGGCTACCCAAGCGCGGGTCGAATTGCATGGGCTTTGTGGGGCGGTGACCCCGGCAAATCTTGGGCAGACAAGGAATGGTCGAAAATTCAGGGCAAAGGAGCCGAAAAAATGATGATGAAGAAAAACATCGTTCTCGATAGCGTGGGCTTGAAGTTCGCCAAGGGCGATGCAGGCGGGTTTAGCGGTTATGCCTCAGTCTTTGGTGGCGTGGACAGCTATAACGACACCATCATGCCCGGTGCATACAAGAGCGTGATCGAGCGCATCAAATCTGGTGCAGCCCGTATGCCAAAAATGTTTGTCAATCACAAATCTTTTGAATTGCCCGTGGGCAAATGGAAGTCGATTGACGAAGATGATGTTGGCCTGTTTATGTTTGGCGAACTGACACCCGGCATGGAAGACGCCCAGGCGGTCAAGGCAGCCATGCAGCATGGCACAATTGATGGCTTGAGCATTGGCTATGGCCTCAATCGTGATGATGTTGAGTATGAGGAAAAGGGCGACAGCACTGTCCGCATCATCAAAAACATCAGCGAACTGTACGAGATTTCGATTGTGACTTACCCAGCCGATGACTCGGCACGGGTTGACCTGTCCAGCGTCAAAAGCGTGCTGGATCAGGTCGAGTCCATCAAAGATTTTGAGGATTTTCTGCGCGAGGCAGGGGGTTTCTCAAAATCGCTGGCAACGGCTACGGCAAGCCGCGCCAAGCGACTTTTCTCTCAGAGTGAGTCTGAGAAAACAAAACTGCCTGACGAATTGCAGCGAATCATCGCTGCGAACCTCCAAAACTCTCGGACTCTTTAAGGAAACTACCATGACCGACATTTCTGAAATCAAAGCCCTTGCCGAAACGCAAGGCACATTGCTGGCAACTACCCGCGAACTGAAATCGTGGATGGAAAAAGCCAATGGCGAAATCGCTGCTGTGAAAAGCGTCGAAAACGAAACCAAATCCGCAATGGAAAAACTCGCAGCCAAGGCTGGTGAGTTGACCGACAAGTGCTTGGAACTTGAGCGCAAGATGACTGCTGGCAAAGAAGACGGCCAGCAAGCCCAGCAATCGTTTGGTGAGCAGTTCGTCAAGAGCGAAGCATTCCAAGCTATGGCCCAAGGTCGCAGCAAGTTTGCCCGTATCGAGTTCAAGACTGCCATCATCAACGCCACAGGCCAAAACCAGCCTTTGGTCGCTGCTGATCGCATCCCCGGCATCGTCGCCAACCCTGACCGTGTTCTGACCATTCGTGATGTTCTGCCAACTGGCCGCACATCCAGCAACTTGGTGGAATTCACACGCGAAAACGTGTTCACCAACAGCGCGGCTGCTCAGTACGCTTCCCCAGCACGCGAAAACGTGACCAAGCCTGAGTCCGGCATCACCTTCACATTGGCATCTGCCCCTGTGGTGACCCTGGCCCACTTCATCCCCGTTTCGCGCCAAGTGCTTGACGATGCTCCACAGTTGCAAAGCTATGTGAACAGCCGCCTGACATTCGGTCTGAAGCTGGAAGAAGAAGATCAGTTGCTTAACGGTTCCGGCACAAGCGGCAACCTGTCGGGCATCTTGACCTCTGGCAACTTCACTGCTTACAACCGCGCTGCAACAGGCGACACCCGTCTGGATACCATCCGCAAGGCGATCACACAGGCTGCATTATCTGAGTACACCGCCGACACAGTGGTTATTAACCCAGCCGATTGGGAGCGCATGGAGTTGACCAAGGCCAGCGATGGTCAATACATCATGGCTAACCCAATGGACATGGCTGGCCCCCGTATCTGGGGCAAGCGCGTGGTGGCTACCAACTCCATCGCTGCTGGCACATTCTTGGTCGGTGCAATGACCATGGGCGCTCAAATCTGGGATCGCATGGACGCTGCTGTGCAAATTTCTTACGAAGATGGCGACAACTTCAAGAAAAACATGGCGACTTTGTTGGCCGAAGAGCGTTTGGCTCTGACGGTTTACCGTCCAAGCGCCTTCATTAAAGGCACATTCGCTTAATTGACAAAAGAGACACCCATGCCCTATCCGCGACAAAACGAGCCTGAAAACGAGTTTGTAGCGAGGTGCATGGATGACTCTGAGTCAGTCCGAGATTTCCCAAACGCCCAGCAAAGGATCGCCTTTTGTTACAGCGTTTGGGAATCTGAAAACGAACAACCATCCCGCGAAGAAGGTGAAAATGGAAAAAGTTGAAGTCGTGGCGACAAGCCATTTCACCGACACCCGCATTGGCGGCGTGTCGCGCAAGCAGCGTTTGTTTATCCCGGCGCACATCGCTGAAGAGTTGCACAGCATTGGCCTGGTTGAATACCCAAACGGCCAAGCAACAGCCACAAAAAACCCACTGATCGCAGCACTGGCCGATGGTGGGGGCGTGTTGCCTGTATTGTTGCCAGTGGCCCAAGCCTTACCGCCGAAGACTGTGATTCAGTATCCCAGACAGGGTGGGCAACCATCGCCATCAATGACAGCTACCGAAGAGCCATGTTTGCCGATGTCCTCTATGCCTGCGACGAACAGTGGTGGCGAGTCCATGAAGAAAAAACGAGGGAGACCTTCAAAGGCGAACGCTGGACACAAGATTACAGCGCATCCAAAAATTATGGAATCCACCGAATAGGATCTGAAAATCTGCCAGGGCTTGGCCGATATGATGTCATCCATCAAGGCGGCAATTCAGGTTATCAGGCCATCAATTTGGCTTATCTTTGGGGCGCACAAACAATTATCTTGCTGGGGCTTGATTGCAGCAAATCACCTGATGGACAGGCGCATTGGTTCGGACAACATGGTCCAGGACTCACACAGCAACAGCCCTATGACATTTGGCAGGCGAGTTTTCCAGCACTTGCGCAAGACCTGAAAGACGAGGGCGTGCGTGTGATAAATTGCAGCAGACAAACAGCACTCACATGTTTTGAGCGCATGACACTAAAAGACGCGATAAATGAATATGCCACCAAATAGTGTGCGAGGCCGGATCAGGCACTATATCGAGCGCCATGCCGACAAGTTGGGCGACGATGTGCTGGAGGTGGGTTCGAGAATGACAATTCCCAATGCTTGGTGGATCATCAACCGCGATCTGGCAAAAAACAAGTGGCTTGGCATTGATATGCAAGAGGGGCCAGGGGTCGATCAGGTGGTGGACATTCACAGCCCACCATCAGAATGGACAGGGCGATTCTCTGGCGTGCTTTGCTCTGAGGTGCTGGAGCATGTGGCACGGCCATGGCTTGCACTGCCAAAACTGCGCGAGATCATGCAGCCCGGTGGCTGGATTGTGGTCACCACCTTGACCAGTTTTCCGATTCATGGGTTCCCTGATGATTACTATCGCTACACACCCAGCGGTCTAAAACTGCTGCTGGAGGATGCGGGTTTCAAGAATGTGGTCACCGAAAATGCTGGTCACATTCAAATCCAACTGAACGATCACGGGGAGCCAGGTTTCTGCACTCGCCAATTGCCGATGCACGTTTTTGGAGTTGCACAATGCTGACACTTTTAACCGCGACAGGTGGAAGACCAAAAGCATGGGCCATTTGTGAAAAACTGATGGGCGCACAGACCTACACAGGACAGGTGCGCTGGGTCATTGTGGATGATGGTCAAGATGAGCAGCCGATCAACTTTCATCCCATCAATGGAATTTGGCATTTGGAGATTTACAGGCCAGAGCCATTTTGGACACCCGGCCAAAACACTCAAGCCCGAAACTTGCTGACAGGTTTGGCAGTTATCAACAGCGACGAGAATCTGGTCATCATCGAAGATGACGATTTTTATGCCCCTGATTGGCTTGAAACTGTCGAGGAAAAGCTGAAAAAGGCCGAACTGGTAGGCGAAACACGCGCAAGATACTACAATGTGCAAACGAAAACAGGGCGCGAGATGCTGAACGAGTCGCACGCCAGCTTATGCGCTACGGCCATGAGGGGGCAGGCCATCGACACATTGCGCAGCGTTTGCCGACCAGGAATTCAGTTTATCGACCACATATTGTGGCAAGCCCATTCAAATCGTCACCTTTTTGAAGGCCACCGAGTGGTCGGCATTAAGGGATTGCCGGGGAGACAGGGCATTGGCATGGGCCATGATAAAAAATTCAGCGGCACACGCGATAATGGTGGAAAATTGCTAGTTGAGTGGGTCGGCCAAGAAGCGGCCAGCTTATATCTTGGGGATCAAGTCAAATGGCAAAAACAGTCAGAAAATTGAAGGCGATTGGCTCTGTTGCTACAGAGCCTGTCAGCCTTGCAACGGCACGGCTGCATTTACGGCTGGACACGCTTGGATCACCACCAACGCACCCAGACGATGCACTGGTTACTGCCTTGATTACAGTCGCACGCGAGGCTGTAGAAAACTTCACTGAATTGACCGTGGCAGTCAATACATTTCAAGTCAAGCTGGACTATTTTGAGAATCTGGCGATTGACCTTGGCACATACCCGGTGAACAGCATAACCAGCATCACTTATGTGGACACCAACGGTGCGACACAGACCATCCCCTCTGGCGATTATGTGCTGGACACCTTCAGCAAGCCTGCCCAGATCGTGCTGGCCTATGACAAGCAATGGCCCCCGGTCAGGAATCAGCCCAATGCGGTCACAGTGACATTCCAAGCAGGGTTCACGGGCAACACCAGCCCAGTCACGAATGTGATGCCAAAGGCGCTGATTCAGGCCATGCTGCTGACGATCACCGACCTGTACGAAAACAGGGGCGCGATTGGCAGCAAGCAGAATTACGAAATCCCAGTGATGGCGCAATACTTGATGGCCCCTTATCGCATCAACATGGGGCCATGACATGGACAAGATCGGGCGACTTGACAAGCGGGTAAGCATCCAGCGTCGATCATCGACAAAGGACAGCTACGGCCAAGAGATTGATTCTTGGACAACCATCGCGCAGGTCTGGGCGCAGGTCAAGCCATTGGGCGGCAAAGAGCGTATGCGCAACACGGCCATGGTGGTTGAGTCGGTTTTGACTCACACAGTCACAGTCCGATACAGCGCGACCCTGATGCCACCACTTGAGGCCGATGCGTGGCGCATTGTCTATGGCAGCAGGTTTTTTAACATCAGCGCCAGCCGCGATGTTGACGAAGATCGCAGGTTCATCGAGTTTGACTGCACCGAGGGCAGCATCAATGGCCAATGAATTTCAGGTTCAAGGTTTGAAAGAGTTGCACACCATGTTGCAACAATTGCCCGTGCGCATTGAGAAAAACATCATGCGCGGTGCGATTCGTGCTGGCGCCAATGTTTACCGAGATGCCGCAAGACAGGCCGCGCCAGTGGACGATGGGACTTTGAAACGCAGCATCAAGACAGGATCAACCAACGTCAAAAAAGGCAAAGTGGTGGTGAATGTCGGCACTGATCTTTACTATGCCAGGATGGTTGAATTCGGCACGGCCAGCTACTACACAGGCACGGGCAGATCTGTTGGCAAGCCTTACAAGATCCCCAAAACATCGAAAACAGGCAAGATAACCAAACGGCTAAAAAAGGCGATCAAGTTTAACGGCGTGATCGTCAACAACGTGACGCACCCAGGCATCAAGCCACAGCCATTTATGCGCAGGGCTTTTGATGGCGCAAGCGATCAGGCCGTGGCGACTTTCGCACAGTATGTGTCAACCAGACTTGCTGCGGAGATCAGAAAAATATGAATCCAGAACTGATCGTGGCCTCAATGCTCAACAATGCTGGCGTGATTGCCTTGGTTGGTGATCGCCGAGCAATGGGCCAACTGCCACAAAACAGCGCATTTCCGGCCATCGTTTTCACGATTATTGATGCCACCCCAATGCCGCATTTGAACTTTTCTACGGAAAGACAGATGGCTCGGGCTAGAATCCAGATCAATCCAATTGCAAAATCTATTGGTGATGTGAAAAGCATCTTGGCTGCTGTAAGGTCTGCGATGGACTTCAAAATTCAGCAGGTTTTTGCGGGAAAAACAGTTATCAGCAGCCGAGTCGAATTGCTTGGCCCGATTGAAAAAGATGATGAGATTGGTGTTTTTACCCAGTCTGTTGATTACATGTTGATGTATTACGAATGACATCAATAAAACGGTTTCATGCGAAAGCATGGAAAAAATGCCAGCATCCCTGTTGGCCCTCTCTTTGACCTTGAAAGGAAACTGAAATGACAGTCCGCACCTCAGCAGGGACGACACTTAAAGTCACTGCATCCGCACCCGCAACATTTAACAGTAGCGGTTACAACACACTTTTTACAGCATCTCCAGTGCCTGCCACAGTTGGTGAAATCACCGACCTCGGCGAATTCGGTCGTGAGTTTGCTCTGGTGACCCACAACCCTGTTGGCACTCGCGGCACACAGAAATTCAAGGGTTCTTTCAACGAAGGAACGATGTCCTTGTCTTTGGGTTTGGACACCGATGATGCTGGTCAGATTATTATGAAGGCCGCAAGCCTGAGTGACAACGATTACAGCTTCATGGTGACCACTCAAAATGGCGACCGTTACTTTTTCCAAGCCAAAGTGATGTCTTTCAAAGTTGGTGTTGGCTCTGTTGACTCGATCACCACAGCCACTGCTACTTTGGAAATCAGCACCAACTCTGCTGGTGTTGGCATCGTTGAATCGATGGCTGCTTAAATCTGCCAGCAATGGCAAAACGCGCACCGACTGGGGACAGTTCTCGCCTTTCGCGGGGTGAGGCTGTCTCCAGCACGGGCAATATTTCAACCCGCGAAAGGTTACCCATGTTTGATATTTCAGCCTTGGCAGTGAAAGAAACTGCCCTTGTAAATTTGGAAGCTGTCGATGGCGAGGCTTTGCTGGATGCCGATGGCAAGCAGTTGAGCATCACTGTTTATGGTCCAGGATCCAAGGCATTCCAAAAAGCCACAGCCGTGCGAAATCGTGCCATTCTTGAGTACGTCAAAAAGGGCGGCAAGAAAATGAAGGACAACGAACAGCGCGAATTGGATTCAGATTTTCTGGCCTCTTGCACTGTGTCGTTCAATGGCTTCACTTACAAAGACTTCACGGGCGTGGAAATGTTCCGCGAGGCATACAGTGACCCGTCGATTGGCTTTATCACCGAACAAGTGAACAAGGCGATCAGTGACTGGGCAAATTTTACGCCTCAGTCTGCGAAGACCTGATTCTTTATGCAAGGCAGTTGGCATGGTTTAACGCTGTGCCGACTGTCCCTGACAAAAGTAAATCTGTTGCTTCAGCAGACGCAAAGCCTGAACAGTTGACCAGAGCGCAGAAAATCGAGCGCAACGGTGGATTCCCGCGATTTCCAAATGTCGGTGACGCTGAGTATGTGATAACCTATTGGCACGATCTAGGCGTGATTGAAGCAGGGGCAATGGGTCCAGTCCCATTGTCATCAAAGGAAATTTTGAGTTGGCAAGAATGCACTGGAATTGATCTTCAGACTTGGGAATTTAGGGTGCTGCGCGAGATGTCACGCAAATACCTGATCCAATCCGAAGAAAGCAAAAAACCAGAATGTCCACCACCTTATGGTGACCCGGTGAACGAGTTTGACCGAGGTATTGTGAGCAAAAAGGTAACCAATGCGTTTAAGTCATTCATACAGGCTAAAAGGTAGACCATGGCAACACCAGTTGGACAACTAACCATCGAGATGGCGGCAAACATTGTCCGACTGCAAAAGGACATGGATGCAGCACGAAAGACTGTCGATGGCGCGATGGCAAGCATCGAGAAGTCAGTGCAGACAGCCATGCGCACGGTCAGTGGGTTGTTCGCTGGTGTCTCCATTGGGGCTTTCGCTGGCAAATTGGTATCTGTCGAGCGCGAGTTCGGCACGCTAAACGCCAGCTTGGTTACGGTCACAGGATCAGCGCGAGAAGCCGATAAAGCCTTTGCGCTGCTGACCAACTTTGCGGCCACCACTCCATTTTCATTGCAAGAGGTCACAGCGGCATTCATTAAGATGAAGGCGATGGGCCTGGATGCCTCTGAAGCTGCTTTGCGCAGCTACGGCAACACTGCCAGCGCGATGGGCAAGTCGCTCAACCAAATGATCGAGGCCGTGGCCGATGCAGCGACAGGCGAGTTTGAGCGCCTGAAAGAGTTTGGCATTCGCGCAAAATCTGAGGGTGATCGTGTCACACTGACATTCCGAGGTGTCAGCACGAACATTGGAAAGAATGCAGCCGAGATTGAAGGTTATTTGCGCAGCATTGGTGATGTGGATTTCGCTGGGGCAATGGATGCCCGAGCAAAAACCCTTGATGGAGCGATTAGCAACCTGGGCGATTCTTGGGATTCGTTGTTTCGAGCCATCAATGACGAGATGACCGGGCCGCTGTTGATGGCTGCGGTGCAAGGCGCACAGACAGCCATTGTCGGCTTGTCTGCTGTTGTCAAGAACTTCACCGAGTTCATGGATCAAAACAAGGTCGCGCTGATGGCATTTGCCGCGATCTTGGCTGGACCTGCGATTGTCTCGGGTATCGGTGCAGCGGCAACAGCGTTCATTGCCCTCAGAACAGCCGTGGTCGGCCTGACGTTGGCCTTTGCATCCAACCCCATTGCCTTGGCAATTCTGGCGATCACAGCGGCTGCTGTGCCAGCCATCACTGGCATTCAGAATTACATGAATGCCAACAAGGAACTGGAAAAAGAGCAAGCCGGGTTGAATCAGACACAGGCCGAGACTGAGCGCCTCTTGCGTCAAGCCGAGCCAGTCAAAGCCAAGGCTGTGGTCAGCACCAGAGAAATCACCGATGCTGAAAAAGAACGTGCAAAGGAACTCAAAAAACAAGAGGATTCTTACACCAAACTGCTGAACGACATCAATGGCAAGACTGGTGCAATGATGCTTGAGCAGCAGCAGACAGAAAAACTGTCTGACAGTCAGAAACTTGCATTGAAGATCATGCAAGACATCCAGACAGGCACGCTGAAGCTCAACGATGCCCAAAAGATCAAGATCACGCAGAGCCTGGAAGAGTTGCTGACCACCGAGCGACTGAACGCCGAGATGAAAGACTTGGCAAAGACCCAACAGGCGGCCATCGCTTTGTCGGATAAGTTAAACGAAGAGCAATACAAAACCACAGAATCCATGCGATCTACTGTGGTGTCTTTGATAGAGCAAAACGACGAATTGCGTTTGGGCAAAGAGGCGGTTATTGCGCGGCAAGTGGCCGTCATGCGCTCGACTGCGACAGATCTCGAATTTGCAGCCGCAACATTCGAAGGAAACGAGCATTTGGCAGAGCAAGCGCGGTTGTTGCGCCAGCAAGCCGACCTGACTGAAGACAATGCAATGCTGGCAGCGGCCAAGGAAACAAACAAAGAACTGGACAAGACAACCAAGTCAGTTGAATCAATCGAAACGAGCCTGACCGATGCGCTCATGCGCGGGTTTGAGTCCGGCAAAGGCTTTGGGCAAAACCTTGCGGACACGCTGGAGAACATGTTCAAAACGCTGGTTTTAAAACCGATCATTGAGCCTATTGCCAAAGGCGCATCGAATGTTTTACTCAGCATGATGGGCATGGCTCTGCCAGGTGCAGCCTCGGCAGGTGGCGGCGGCGGCGCGGCTGGGATGATGCAGGGATTGACTTTATCCATGCAGGCTTTCGGCAGCACCATGGGCACAGGTTTTGTAAACACGATTTTGGGGTCTGGTGGCGCTGGCAGCATGGGCGCTGCACAGTCGATGTTTTCGACGGGCAACTATGCGCAAGCTGCTGGCATGGGCGCTGGCACATTGGCCGCATACGGCGCAGGGGCGGCTGTTGGTGTTTACGGTGGCCGCGCCATCAGTGGGGGTTACGCAGTCAGCGGCTCGGGTAACGGCATGGTGAATGCTGGCACGGCCATCGGCATGGTATTGGGTGGGCCTATCGGTGCGGCCATCGGTGGTGCGATTGCTGGCGGAGTGAACAGACTGTTTGGCCGCAAGCAGACCGACATGGGCATCGAGGGCACACTGACCACAGCCGAGGGCATCGAAGGTCAAAGCTATCAATTCCTGAAGGGTGGTCTTTTCCGCAGCAACAAAACAATCACCAGCGCATTGGCTAGTGAGGTGGAAGTGTTGTTCGACAGTTCAATTGAACTGATTACAAAACAGACCCGAGGCTATGCGGCGGCATTGGGTCTGCCAGCCGCAGCCATTGACAACTTCACGCAGCAAATCAAGTTGAGCTTTCAGGGCTTGTCTGAAGAAGAGATCAACCAGAAAATCGCAGACACTCTGGCCGAGTTTCAAGAGGGATTAACCTCGCAATACGCTTCAGCTTTGGAGCCACTAAAGATCGCTGGTGAGACATTCTCTCAAACCATCCAGCGCCTGATTGAGATTCAAGATGTCAGCATCTACCTGAACGAGTTTGGCGGCGCATTCAGCACATTTGCCACAGCGTCGATCACAGCCCGGCAGGGCATCATTGAATTGGCTGGCGGCCTCGATGCATTGGTGCAAAAAACACAGGGCTTTGTCGCCAACTTTTACAGCAAAGAGGAACAGGCCGGGATCACAGCCCGTGGCGTGGTGCAGGCTTTGGAGACAGCCGGATTTAGCGCCTCTCAGATTGCGGCACTTGAAACCCGAGCAGACTTCCGCACGCTGTTGGAGAGCATCGATGTCAGCACAGACATCGGCCAGAAACAGTTTGTGGCATTGCTGGACATGCAGGCTTCTTTTGCAGGTCTGTCAACAGTCATGGAAGAGCAGCAACAATCCTTGCTGGGGTTGATCGAGGCAGCACCCCAGGTTGAGATTCTCCAAAAGATGTTTGAGTCTGATGCTGAGTATCAAAAAAGGGTAGAAACTGCCAACGACATGGCATGGAAGCAAGCCTATGACCTGTTCTTGGAAGTGGGCAAAGTGGATCTGTCAATCAACAACATGACCGTCATCCTTGCAAACCGCCTGGATCGCCTCGCCACAGACATGGCAACCGCGCAAGCCGAGGCCAATGCACAAGCGGCCAACGCAATTGCAATTGCTAACGCATCGGCGGCGGCGAGTATTGCAGCGGCACAAGCAGCTGCAGCAGCGGCTGATGCAATGTATGGCACAGGCCAGTCTGACTTGTCTGCTGGCGCGGCAATGGGCGGCTACATTGATGGCCCCACACTGGTGGGTGAGCATGGCCCCGAGTTGTTCGATCCTCGCCAGAGCCAAATCTACACAGCGCCAGCCACAAGCAACATCTTTGGCGGCAATGAGTTGACAGCGGAAATGCGAGCCTTACGCGATGAGGTGGCAATGATGCGCTACGAAACCAGAAGCACAGCAGTAAATACGGCCAAAATCGCCAGATTGCAGGATAATTGGGACGTTCGCGGCCTGACAGTCCGCACTGACGCAGACCAACCTCTGGATACGGTGACAGTATGAAAGTAATCAAGCCCAAGACGATGGCAGCGACAGGCTCTTTTGCTAGAGCCTCCAGTGGCACGTTCTTTGGCTCCAATGGCCTGCTTCAGACAGCGGCCACCAACGTGCTGCGGCTGCAATACAACCCGATCACACTGGCATTCAATGGTCTGCTGATCGAGACAGCAAGCACCAACCTGATCTTGCAGTCTGAGACATTCGACAATGCCTCATGGACAAAGACCAACGCCTCGGCAACCGCCAACAGCTTCAATGCCCCCACTGGCACGCTGTTGGCCGACACCATCACGGCCACAGCAGCCAATGGCACGTTTGCACAATCCTTCACATCGGTAAACGCTACGGTTTACACATGGTCATGTTTTGTCAGGGCTGGAACAAGCAACACGGTTCGGATTAACTGCCTTGCAACCGCATCAGTTTTTCTAGTTGAATTCAACTTGGCGACAGCCACCACCACCACTGTGTCAGGCACGGGCACGGCATCGATCACGGCAGTGGGCAATGGCTGGTTTCGATGCGCTGCAACGGCAACGGCCACAGGCGCTGGCACTGGTGCTTTCCAGATCATCGTGCCAACGAACGGGCAGACTGCATTCTTGTATGGCGCACAGCTTGAGGCACGTTCAAGCGCATCAAGTTACATCACAACGGTGGGCACAACGGTCACAAGGGCTGCTGATGTAATCAGCGGGTCAGATACAGGCTTGGTTTATTCAAACTCGGTGGAGGCAAATCCAGCGTGGTCATCGGCCACCACCTATGCCAAAGATGCTCTGGTGGATTACCAAGAGCATATTTATCAAAGTCTGGTCAACAGCAACACGAACAATATCCCGAGTGTGGTTGGCTCGACATTCTGGACACAGATTGGCCCTGACAACAGGCACTCCATGTTTGATGGTCAGATCAGCACACTGACCACATCCAGCACGCCACTGATCGTGGTGCTTTCCACAGGCATCATCAACAGCACTGCCCTGCTGGGCCTGTCAGGAAATAGCGTCACGGTTCATGTGACCGATGGTGCATCCAGTTCGGTGGTCTATTCCAGAACAACGGGCCTGGATGGCACGATCTTGGATGACTGGTATATGTACTTTTTCGAGCCATTTGTGCAAAAAGGCGAGGTGGTGCTGACTGACCTGCCACCCTATAATTCCGGCTACTTGGTGATGATCTTGAGTGGCGCAAGCACGGTTTCAATTGGCGAGTTGATGGTCGGCACGGTTTACGCTTTGGGCGATTACGCTCTGGAGCAAGGGGCCAGCATTGGGATCATTGATTACAGCCGGAAGGATACCGATCCAGACACTGGTAAAACGACATTTGTGGAGCGTGCATTTAGCAAGCGCATGTCGGGCCAGTTCCTGATTGACAATGTAAGTCTGAACGGTGTTCAGCGCATCCTGTCAGACATTCGCGCAGTGCCATCGGTGTTCATCGGGTCAGAGGATGATGAGTATTCGCCTCTGTTGGTTTATGGCTTCTACCGAGATTTCAGCATTGATATTGCTTATCCGACCAAGAGTTTTTGCAGACTTGAGGTCGAGGGCTTGATTTAAAAAGGATGAATTGATATGCCAATGACAGCACTGCCAACGCCACCATCGCGCAGCGATCCAGCAAACTTTGCTGCTAGGGCTGATGCCTTCTTGGGTGCATTGCCAACATTCCAAGTTGAGGCCAATGCCCTTGAAGTGGCAGTCGATGCTGATGCTGTTGCAGCAGCGGCCAGCGCCAGCGCAGCGACAACGCAAGCTGGATTGGCGCAGACAGCCGCCAATGCAGCGGCTGCAACGGCTGGGGCCAGCCCATGGGTTAGTGGCACGACATACGCCATTGGTAATGTGGTCTGGTCACCAATAAATTCTTTGTCATATCGCCGCATCACCAATGGTGCAGGCACTACTGACCCATCAGCCGATCCAACAAACTGGACGCAGATCGCTGGCACTGGTGATGTGAGCCAAACAGGCACACAAACACTGTCGAACAAGACATTCAGAAACGCCAAAGAATTCATCACTGTTGCAGCGGTCGCAGCCACTGGCACGATCAATTACGATGTGGCAACGCAGTCGGTTCTTTATTACACGACAAACGCCAGCGCAAACTTTACGGTCAACATTCGTGGCAGTTCTACTGTGACTCTTAATTCACTGATGGCTGTGGGCGAGTCATACACGGTGGCATTTCTAAACACCAACGGTGGCACAGCGTTTTTCAATAACGTGATCCAAGTCGATGGCACTGTGACAGGTGTCACGACTCGCTGGCAAGGTGGCACAGCACCAGCGGCTGGCAATGCCAGTTCAATCGACAGCTACGTTTATACGGTCATCAAAACGGCCAACGCAGTTTTCACTGTTATCGCTTCTCAGACTCGATTCGGTTAAGGGTTTGCCATGAGTTTTATTGCACAAGAAGGATCACTGAATGCAACAGGCTGGGGGCGTAATCTGGAAAGAGCGCAGTTGCCACAGTATGTTTCATTTTTATTCAAGCAAACGGCAGACAGTTTTGGCATGGTGATGGGCTGTGCTGTTCAAGATTCCGACGGCGCAATTTATGTTGGTGGAATGAACAGAACGAACAACGGAAGTTTTCTGGCAATTTGGAAGTTCGCTCCAAATGGTTCAATCGCCTGGAGTCGCAGATATATAGATGTAATTCAAGAAGAATATCGAGGCATTGAAATTGATGCAACTTATGTTTATGTGAGTAGAACAAACTCCAACAACATTGAAAGATATTTAAAATCTAATGGCAGCCCTGATGCCACATGGGCTAATACCAGTCAAGACTATGATAATTTAGTCAGACTGCCAGATGGAATTTATTACTTATCAGGCTCATATATACAACAAGTCCCATCAACAATGACGGGAACAACTACCAGATTTAATTTCGGATATAACAACTCTTATGAATTTAAATTGGGGAACGATGGATTTTTATATTTGAACGGAGAAGAGGGTTATTCTCCATATTACACAAACGTCCAAAAAGTTAATACATCAACAAAGCAAATTGTCGGCAATGTTTTGAGAATTGGAAACTCAACCGCAGGGGCTGGTGAGGGGTTTCGTTTTAGCAAATGTGTTGTCGATTCAAGCGGTAATTGTTATGTGGCCACAAGGTATTCGCTTGATGGCGCAACAAACACGCTTGTTTTATTAAAAATAAATCCAACTGGCCCATCAATTATTTGGAAGAAAAAATACACGATAAATTCATTTCCAGTGCAATTTTATGTTCGGGGCAATCCATTTGACATTGCAATGAGCGATGACAACAAATTATTTATTGGATCTGCAAGTGAGTACAACGGCGAAAACCATTTTTTGCAAATCAACACTGATGATGGAAGCGTTATCTGGAATAGAACTTTCACTTACTCAGGCGGATCTGGTGCCAATTCAAGAATGCGTTTAATGACATCAGGTAGAACTTTGACTGCTGTTATTGGTGGAATTTTTGGGCCAATAATGGCTATATTCAGAATGCTGGTTGGTTCGACTGCTGTCACAAGTTATGTTTTAAATGGAACAACTGTTACTGTAACTGCCCCAGCCGTTACGGTGGCTAACGACACAAGCGTGACAACACTTCTGACTTCTACGTCCTACTTTCCAAGCACAGCGACAAGCGGGGCAGCCGCTTCCAATCCATCAACCACCAACAACACGCAATATGTTGGGCCATTTACGGCAACACTCACATAACGGAGTAAATCAATGTTCGCAAAAATCAAAGATGGCGCAGTGGTTCAATTCCCTTATGGGATGAATGAACTGCAAGCAGAAAACCCGTACACCAACTACAACGGCGCATACGATGTGGCGGCGATTTTCCCCACCACACAAGCTGCAACAGTTCACGGGCAAGAGCTTGTCCCCGTGACCATGTTGCCATCTCCAGAGCATGACCAGCGCACGCAATTAGTAACACTTGGTGAGCCTGCCTTAGTCGATGGCGAGTGGACTGTTGGCTGGATTGTTACCAACAAGACGCAAGAGCAACTGGATCAGGCCAACGCTAATCAGGCCGCACAGATCCGCAATGATCGCAATGCCAAGTTGACCGCCAGCGATTGGACGCAGTTGGCCGACAGCACTGCGAACAAAGCAGCATGGGCCACTTATCGCCAAGCCTTGCGTGACATCAGCGATCAGGCTGGATTTCCTTGGACAATCACTTGGCCCACTAAGCCGGAGTAAAAATGAGCGATCAGATTGATGCAACTGAAGCACGCCTGACCACACATGAGCAGGTTTGCGCCCATAGGTATGAGGGCATCCAAAAGTCGTTTGAGTCAGGCTCCAAGCGCATGGCAAAGATCGAATATCTGCTTTACGCAGTGATCGCGGCGGTCTTGCTTGGCCCAGGCGTGGCAGCCGAGTTTGTGAAAAAGATCTTTGGCTTATGAAAGACTTGGCCGTATCGTTTATCGCTGCGGTCCTTCTTGTTGGGCTAGTGATTTGGTGCGTGAGAATTTTGGTCGAATTCTTGTCATGAGAATTAAAATCGCCATCGGCATCATTGCCGTTTGGTGGCTTTTTCAAGTCGCCCTTATCGTTGTAAAGGGTGGATATGTTGGTTGAACTCGCGGCGGCGAACGCAGCTTTTGCAGTCATCAAAGAGACTGTGCAAAACGGCGGCGACATCATGGCCGCTGGCGCAAAGTTGTTCGATTACTTCGACAACAAAAACGCTATCCAAAAAAAGGCCGACAGCTCCAACGACATGGAAGCGTTTGCGGCCCTGGAGCAGATCAAGAACAACGAAGCCGAACTCAAGCGCATGATGGTTTACCACGGCAGGGCTGGCCTGTGGGACGACTGGCTGGAATTCCAAAAACAAGCCAAGCACAAGCGCCTCGCCGCTGAGAAGGCCGCTGCACGGGCCAAGGCTGCCCGTATCGCCAAGGCTTGGGCAATCGCTGGCTGGAGCCTGATCGGGGTGCTGTTCAGCACG